AGTATTTGTATATCAGCCTTAAAGAATAAAATAGAATGTACAGGCGGGGATCAAACAGTCATCATCACAGGTAATGGTAACATTCATTATAAAGGTAATCTAGATTTCAAGGTAGACGGGGAGTTTAATATTGATTGTTTAGACTTTAACCTAAATGTAAGAAACGATAAGAATGAAACTGTAGGTGGTGACGAGGTAAAAGCTAACTATGGAGGAATCACTCAAACAGTAAAAGGATCCGTTTCTAGTTTTGTTACAGAAAACGTCGCAACCACAGTATTAGGTTCTAGTTATAATTCTGTTAAAAAGGATTACACTATGAACACCGAGGGCAATGTGAATATGCCAACAAAGGGTAACTTCTTTGCTACCTCTGCAGACATTATGAATCTTGCATCTGATAACTTAACTCTATCAGCTAATAATATGACTGTACAAGGGGGTGCAGGAACTATTGGCGGAACAGGTATGTTGATTAGTGCAAAGGGTGCAGTGTTCGAAGAAGGTGTTACTGCTCCTACATTCCATGGGTCTTTAAATGGCAAATCGAAATTCGCAGAAAAGGCAGATCAAGCAGGATCCGCACCATTAGGTCCCGGTGAAGGAGGGGGTACATATACTGGTACACCCACTCCTACAATTGCTAAACCAACTGCAGAAAAGGTTACAACATATCTCACCAGATCTGCTGGTGGTATTAAGAAAGTAACAGTTGATCATGAGGCAGGTATTAAAAACTATATTGATAGAACCGCAGACTATGATGGAATATTCTAATGGCAGACCGTTTTACCATAACACAAGAATTAGCTAGATCCAAGCTAAGAGATCCTGCGAATAGGGCAAATGAAAAGTTTACTACTACATTAATTAAAGAAGGCATTATTGGTGCTAATTACAACGATGCCAAGCCTAAGGTTACAACCGGAAGGTCATTTGATAAAGACCCTGATCCCATATTTGCATCTAATAGGATAAACTCTGCAAACGTAAAAAAGACCTCTATCCTATTAAAAAAGAATCCGGAACATAGAATCTTTGTAGGATTGGATTCGCCTTGGAAAGCACCTAGCCTTTTAAAGGTAACAGATAAATTTGCTGGGACGCCCATATCAGCATTCTTTGCACCATATGGATCTAGAAGATTTAAGACCTTAAGTGATCAAGAGAAGGAGGTTCTATTTCCTAATCTCTATGTGCATTCTTTATTAATATCAAGGGTAAATGAGGTAGATCTTTTGCCAGGAATAAGTATATTAATATCAGAGGGTGTATATAATGTTGGCCCAAATGAAAAGGTAACGCCAAAGAGCGTTAACGACTACAAGAGGACTGGTCAGGCGTTGGTATATAAGGTAGTTAATCAGCAGGGGAAGGTCGATAATTCTAGAACTTATGAGTTAGCACTTCAGATCAAGGACAGCTTTTATTTTGATGAACTTACTTTAGCCTATGACACAATGGCCCCAGATGCATCTCTAACAGTCAGATTAATAGTAAAGCTCCCGACATTCGATAAAAACTATTTTGGTATATTCAATAGGAAGTTAGCAACTACCTTTAACGACTTTAAGTTTTCAGAGAACGAGATTGTTGAGATTGGTTAACACGTATAAATATATGTAAAAAGAGTAGAACATGGCAGTAACAAAAGTCTTATCCAAACAGGACGGGGATCTTAATACTAGTACTCTAATTACTAGTAGAAAAAAGGTCTATCGGGACATTGATATTTCGTTCACTGCTAAACCAAATGGTGAACTCTATATCAAGAAAGATGCGGCTGCTGTTAGTCAGGCAATTAAAAATTTGCTATTGACTAACCATTTTGAAAAACCATTTCAACCATTTTTTGGTGGAAATATTACATCTAAGTTATTTGAGCTGATCGATGATCCTGATATGGAAGAAGAACTAAGGGATGAGATTTCATATCAAATTGAGTTATATGAACCAAGAGCTCTTGTTAGAAGATTAGACGTAAAGGCAGAAGAAGATTATAACAGTTTAAGTGTTACATTAGAATACCAGGTCATTAACACCCAAGAGTTGGTAACCCTTACAACCTCAGTATCAAGGCTAAGATAATATGGCAACTACAATTAGATCAACCGCATTAGACTTTAATAATATAAAGAATAATCTAAAGACCTTCCTACAGAGTAAAGAGGAGTTTGCTGACTATAACTTCGAGGCTTCTGGATTATCTAACATCTTGGATGTTCTTGCACATAATACACATATGAATGGTCTTATTGCTAACTTTGCACTAAACGAATCTTACCTACCAACTGCACAGCTTCGAAGCTCTATGGTGTCTCTAGCTGAAGGTATTGGTTACATTCCTGATACAGATACAGCATCAAGGGCTAATTTAAGATTAAGTATTACTGTTCCTTCGTCACAACAGCCTAGACAGGCTACTATTCAACTACCGCCATATACAGGATTTAATACAACGGTTGATGACATATCATTTACATTTAGAACTATAGAACCATATTATGCCACAGATAATGGCCAGGGCTTCTATGAATTCAAAACATCAAGTGGTTCAACTGCTATCCCGGTTTATGAAGGTACGCTAAAGCAGAAAACGTTCGTCGTGGGCCAATATATCGATAATCCGGTTTACATTATTCCAGATACAACATTAGATGCAGATACAGTTTCAGTAAGGGTCTATGATGCTGCAAGTGCTACAGAGTTTGTAGATTACCAAAACATCCTAAACGTTTCAAGTATCTCTTCTAGCTCTACGGTATACATTCTAAAGGAAGCCCCGAATGGTGACTTTGAACTTTCATTCGGCGATGGATCTACATTTGGGATTGCCCCGGCAGCTGGTAGTAGAATTGAAGTAGAATATCTATCTACAAAGGGTGCAGCTGCTAATGGTGCATCCAGCTTTAACAACGTTCAGGTAAACATTAACACCACTGATGATCCCCGTACGGAAACCCTAAGACCGATTGTTTTGCAGAACTCAGCGGGTGGACAGGTAAAAGAGACCGTAGAATCTATTAGAAAAAATGCTCCATTTCAATACGCATCACAGAACAGAATGGTTACTGCTGAAGACTATACATCATTGATCCTGAGGAATTATTCCACACTCATCGAGGATATTGTTTCATGGGGCGGTGAAGAAGCACTTAAGCCAGAATTTGGTGCAGTGTATACCTCAATTAAATTTGAGGACGATGTCTCGGAGGAAACAATAACTGATACCAAATTAGCAATACAGGATCTAGCCAACCAACTTTCAATTGTATCCTTCAACTTAAGATTTGTGGATCCTATTACCACTTATATAGAAACAGATGTATCATTCCAGTTTAATAGAAACTTAACAGACCTAACCCCATCAGCCATTCAAACATCTGTTAGAGATACTGTCCAAAATTATTTCGATCTAAACACCGGTAAGTTTAAACAGGCATTTAGACGTTCTCCCATGCTAACATTGGTTGATGACATCAGCCCGGCTATCCTTTCATCCCGCGCGGACGTGAGGATGCAACAAAGATTTACCCCATCCGCTCCGACAATCCTGACCGTTGTAAGATCATTACTGAGCAATCCCCTAAGCGTGGCTAATGAAACTCTTTCACTTATTGTAGATTTAGTGGTAGCAAATAGAATTAATGATGCAGTAAATTACTTGGCAACTAATAATCTTACTAGTAACACCACTACCTATAATACAGATAAGCTGGTCGAAGTATCTAGTAATATTTCACAGCAGCTATTATTTCCAATCGCGATTGCACCACCCGACGATGATGAATATATTATTACCAGTAATCCTTTCGTATATAATGGCGTAAACTGTAAGATTAGAAATCAGTTAAGCTCTAATAATTTACAGGTAGTATCTACCGACGGTACTACCATCGTTAATTCCAGCATAGGAAACTTTAATGCTGCGGCTGGATCCGTTACAATAAACTACTTTAATCCTTCTACAATTATCGGAGGATTAACATATATTAAACTATCTGCTGTTCCTTCTAACCAAAGTGCTATTGCTCCAGGAAGAAATGAAGCATTAGAATTTGACCTTTCTCA